GGGTAGAACCGTTACTTATGGACATAGGTTAATTTTATGCCCACCAATCACCATTTCTCTAAGGGTACAATATCCGAACAATATCTTTATGAAGATTTAATCATTGAGGCCATGCAGATATATGGCCACGATGTATATTATCTTCCCAGAACTTTGGTAAATAAAGATCAATTGTTTGGTGAAGATGCTTTGTCAAAATTTGATGATGCTTATCTTATAGAAATGTATATGGATACCCAAGAAGGTTACGAAGGAGAAAAAGAATTAATATCACGATTTGGATTAGAAATTCGTGATGAAACTACCTTTACCGTTTCTCGACGAAGATGGTTAGATTTGGTTAGTTCAAATAATAATTTAATAACATCTTTAAGACCAAATGAAGGTGATTGGATTTATTTTTCAAATGGGCCTCGTCTTTTTGAAATTAGTTTTGTAGATAAGGATGATCCATTCTATCAAGTGGATAATCTTCCTGTCTATAAACTGTATGCTAGAACTGTAGAATACTCAGACGAAAGACTTGATACGGGTGTCACTGATATTGATGCTCTTGAAGATAAGTATTCGGGTGACGCATTACAATGGCAATTTCTTGCTGAACAAACATCAACAACAAATTATGTTGAGAATATAACACTAGAACGTGGTACTGATTTGTATGCTACAGGTTCTGTCGAACTTGAAACAGCAACAGACGGCGGTAGTGGTATTCTCACATCTGAAAGTGAAACTGGGTTTGCCTCAATACTTACAGAAGATTCTAACTCTACCAATTCCTTCTTCATCATTAACGAAGAATATTCATTGGCTACTGCCGAACCTTTGGCAGATAATGATTGGATAGAAGATGCTGTAACTGGTACAGGTGCATTTTCTAATTCTGATCCAGTATTAGATTTCTCAGAAAGAAATCCATTTGGTGAACCTACGGAGAGTTTATAAATGTTAGGACAATATTTTTACAACGAAAGTCTGCGAAAGACTATCATAGCATTTGGTAGTTTATTCAATGACATAGCAATAACAAGAAAAGATAGTTCTGGAACAGAAGTTCAGACTATGAAAGTTCCTTTGGCTTATGGACCAAAGCAAAAGTTTATTTCACGACTTACACAAGATCCTGGAGCTACACAGTCAGTCGCATTGACTCTGCCACGTATTGGGTTTGAGATTCAGTCGTTTGACTATGACCCAAATAGAAAACTCAATAGAACTATAAGGCAGAAAAAAGTTTCTAATACTGAAGATAAAAAATTAAAACAGATGAGTACACAGTACACACCTGTGCCTTATAACATGAATTTTGAATTGTTTGTTATGGCAAAAAATAGTGATGATGGTATTCAAATCATCGAACAGATACTTCCGTTCTTTCAACCGGAGTATACTGTGTCGATAAAAGAAGTTCCTGACATGGACATTGTTCGTGATGTTCCCTTTGTGCTCAACAGTGTTGGGTATGAAGATACATACGAAGGTGACTTTCAGACAAGAAGAGCAATCATTTACACATTAGCGTTTACTGCTAAATCATATGTCTATGGTCCTGTTACAACAGCCAAACCAATCACAAAGGTTCAGGCCGATACATACAGCGATCTACCAGCTACTGCACCTACCCGAGTACAACGGTTTACAGTTCAGGCTACTGGCACGGGTGATGACGATGACAACTTTGGATTTAATGAATCGACATCTGAGTGGATTTAAATCTTATAAAATATTAGTATGAATAAAATTGATGATGCTATTAGTGATGCCCTTGGTGTCACTAAAGAAATAAAACAAGAGATACTTGATCCTAAACCTGTTGCCAGACGTACTGAGATCGTGCCTAACGAAGGCACTGAACATATCGACATAGACTACAAGTACAGTAGGGAAAACTTCTACAGCTTGATTGAGCGTGGTCAGGATGCGATTGAAGGCATACTTGATCTTGCAAGAGAACAAGAACATCCTCGTACCTATGAAGTCGCTGGTCAACTTATCAAAACAGTATCAGAAGTCACAGAACGATTAGCCGACTTACAAGAAAAAATGCAGAAACTAAAAGAGGTTCCTGATAAAGGTCCTACTAATGTTACTAACGCATTGTTCGTTGGCTCTACAAAAGAACTACAGAATTTATTGAAGAACAAAGATGGTTGAAACTTATAAAGGCAACCCCAATCTAAAGTCGGCTCTAGTTCGTCAAGAGTTTACACAAGATCAAGTTAAAGATTTTATCAAGTGTTCTCAAGACCCCATTTACTTTATTCAAAAGTATGTTAATATCGTAAGTATTGATGAGGGTCTTGTACCTTTTAATATGTATCCTTTTCAACAGGATATTATTAGAACATTCCACGACAATCGTTTTACAATTTGTAAACTACCACGACAGTCTGGTAAGTCTACAGTTGTTCTATCTTATCTAATACATTACATTCTATTCAACGATCAGGTCAATGTAGCCATTCTTGCGAACAAGGCATCGACTGCTAGAGACTTGTTATCTAGACTACAGTTGGCGTACGAACATCTACCCGGTTGGTTACAACAAGGTGTAATGAACTGGAACAAAGGTTCTTTAGAACTAGAGAACGGGTCTAAGATACTTGCGGCATCCACATCGGCATCCGCCATTCGTGGTGGTTCTTACAACATTATTTTCCTTGACGAGTTTGCGTTTATTCCGTCAAACATCGCAGAGGCATTCTTTAGTTCTGTGTATCCTACAATCTCATCTGGTCAGAAATCAAAGGTGATGATTATCTCCACACCACACGGTATGAATATGTTTTACAAGATGTGGACAGAGGCAGAGAACGGCACAAATGATTTTAAACCAATTGAAGTTCACTGGTCAGAAGTGCCAGGTAGAGATGAGGCGTGGAAAGAACAAACTATCAAGAATACAAGCGAACAGCAGTTTCTACAAGAGTTTGAATGTTCCTTCTTGGGTAGTGTTGATACTCTGATATCACCCACAAAGATACAAACGATACCACACACAGACCCAATGGAGAGAAGTGCTGGGTTTGATGTTTGGGAAAGACCTAATAAAGAACATCAGTATTGTATTACTGTTGATGTGGCCCGTGGTACTTCAGGAGACTATTCGGCGTTTGTTGTGATGGACATTACAACATTACCCTATAGAGTAGTAGCGAAGTATCGTAGTAATGAAATAAAACCTCTTATCTTTCCAGACATTATCTATCGTGCTGCAAAGACATACAACGATGCTCAAATACTTGTAGAGATCAACGACATTGGTGGACAGGTGGCAGACGCACTACACCACGATATGGCATATGAGAACATCATACAGTCACAAGTCAAAGGTCGTTTAGGTCAGATAGTCAGCAGTGGATTCGGTGATGGTGAAAGTGATCTAGGTATCCGTACAACCAAGTCGTTAAAACGAATAGGATGTAGCACACTGAAACAACTCATTGAGGGTGATAAGATACACATACCAGACTTCGATATCGTCGTGGAGATGAGTACATTCATTCAGAAGGGGCAATCCTTTGAGGCTGAAGATGGTGGTACAGATGACCTGATGATGTGTCTGGTATTCTTTGCTTGGCTAACTGACCAACAGTATTTCAAAGATTTAACCGATGATGATATTCGTAAACAACTCTTTGACAGTCAGAAGGAAACTATTGAGGCTGATATGGCGCCGTTTGGGTTTATTGATGACGGTGTACATTATGGGGAAGATTTAACTGCCTTTGTAGATAGTGATGGTGACTACTGGCGACCTGTAAAGAACTACCCTGATTTTAATTAGAGAACACCAGGACCTAAATCGTTTCTGTATTTTGAAGCACAGTTATGACAGAGAGGTGTGCTTTGTTCTATCAACTCTATTGCTTGTTCACGTTGTTTTGTTTTAGCACCGTGTCTCATTACTAAACTTCTTATCTTCTTATGATGTGGGAACCATTCAAGGCATACTAGTTCAGCCTCACCACATTGACACTGATAGTTTCTAAAACTATTCAATAACCATCGTTTACGTCCAATATCACGCACTTGTGTGTTTACTCGATTCATACATCTATTTATCGACACACTATCAGTGTGTCTGAAGAACCTAAAAAAACTAAATAACTGTACAATAAAAAAATTGAATCTGTAATCTTTGTGATAACTTGTAATACAAACCAAGGGAGAAATAGAAAAAAATGGTTGATCTAGTTTCACCTGGTGTTGCTATTAAAGAGAAAGACCTGACTACCTCAGTCAGGAACGAACCTACAAGTATTGGTGCCGTTGGAATTATTGCTGAACGTGGTCCTATTGACCAGGTAGTAACGATTCAAAGTGAGCAGCAGTTGGTAGATATCTTTGGGAAACCAAATACTACTAACCACCAGTATTGGTACAGTGCCGCATCTTTCTTGATGTATAGTAATACATTAAAGGTAGTTAGAATAGAAACCACTGGCGCAGTCAATGCTTGCGTTTCTGGTACAGCAATTCTAATCAAAAACAATAAGCACTACACAGATGGTGATGGTACTACTGGTCCTTATGACGATGGTTCCGCCAACGTGGGTTCTTGGGCAGCTCGTTCTGCCGGTTCTTGGGGTAACAGTCTCCGTGTTGAAACTTGTAACACGGCAGCTGGTTTCTCAGAAACAGCAAAAACAACAACAGCCGGTACTGAAGCAGCTGGTCAGACAGTCATTACATTGACATCTGGTACAGGTTTCACAGTTGGCGATCTCGTCTACTTCCAAGAAGCAGATGGTCAGAAATATCGTGTAACAAATGTAAGCACAAATGACATTACAATCGTTCGATATCCAACGACAACCGCAACAGGTCTTGCTTCAGAAATTGCTTCTGGTGCTAACGTAGACCGTGAGTGGCGTTGGTCAGATCAGTTTCAACGTGCGCCAGGTACATCTCAGTTTGCTGCAGATCGTGGTGGTTCAAATGACGAAATGCACATCATCGTTGTTGATGAAGATGCTAAAATCTCTGGTGTCGAGAATGAAGTCCTTGAGAAGTTTGATTCAGTATCTAAAGCTTCTGACGGCCTTACAGACGAAGGTAATGCCAACTACTATGCAGATGTAATCTACACAAGTTCAAACTACCTCTACTGGATGGATCATCCAGCAGGTGCAACGAACTGGGGTAGTCTTGCTGCTGGTACAGCATTTACTGTGCCTACAAACGCTATTGATGCCGCAAGTCTAGTTCTAGGTGTCGGTGGTACAACAGCACCAACAGAAGGTCAACGTCAACTCGCTTACCAGGAACACTTTGCTGATCCTGATATCGAAGATGTTAATCTAGTTATTGCTGGTCCTGCCAGTGTGGGTAATAGTGGTAACACAACTCATGGTGTATTCATCACAGACCTCGTTGAAAAACGTAAAGACTGTGTTGGTTTTATCTCACCAGATAAGAGTGATGTTGTCAACGTAAACCGATCTTATACTGCTGCTTCTAATGTCAAATCTTACTTTGATCTTTTAGGTAGTTCTTCATACACAGTATTCGATTCTGGTTACACAAAACAGTATGACAAATACAACGATGTCTATCGTTGGGTACCTTTAAATGGACACATCGCAGGTTCTTGTGCTCGTACTGATTATCTTGAAGATCCATGGTGGTCACCCGCCGGTATCGCAAGAGGTCAGATTCGTGGCTCAATCGCACTTGCCTTGAACCCAACTCAGACAGAACGTGATCTACTTTATCGTGCTCGTATCAACCCAGTTGTTACGTTTCCAGGCGAGGGTACAATCCTCTTTGGTGACAAGACAGGTCTGGCAAGAAACAGTGCGTTTAATCGTATCAATGTTCGTCGGTTGTTCCTTACAATCGAAGAAGCAATCAAAGTTGCTGCTCGCTCTGTACTCTTTGAGTTCAACGATCAGTTTACTCGTGATAGTTTCAAAGCAATGGTTGATCCTTACTTGCGTGATGTTCAGTCTCGCCGTGGTATCATCGACTACCTAGTTGTTTGTGACGAAACAAATAACACAGGCCAAGTCATTGATAACAATGAGTTCCGTGCTGACTTCTACATCAAACCAGCAAGATCAATCAACTTCATCACACTGACCTTCATTGCAACACGAACTGGTGTTGACTTCAGTGAAGTAGTCGGACGCGCCGGATAAGGGGGAAATGAAAAATGGCTAATTTAAATACATTTGTTCAACGCCTCGCTGGTGGCGGTGCTCGTGCTAACCAATTTGAGGTTAGTATTGTTGGTGGTCCTTTTGCTGCAACAGACTTGTTTACATTTCTGTGTCGTTCTGCTCAGGTCCCATCACAGACAGTTGGTGAAGTTCCTGTACCTTATCGTGGTCGTAACATTTATGTTGCCGGCGAACGTGTCTTTGACCCATGGACAGTAACAGTCTTTTCTGATGCTGCATGGCAATTACGCGGTCAGTTGGAGCAGTGGTCTAACCTTATCCAGAATATGGGTGCGGTGACAACTGGTGCTACATCACCCGAAGCATATTATGGTGAGGCTATTGTCCGTCAGATGGATCGTAACGAAGGCACAATCAATTCATATACTCTGTTCCAGATTTGGCCACAGGTTATTGATCCAATTGATTTGGCTTACGATGCTAACGATGTTGTTGAGGAGTTTGGTGTCACATGGCGCTACAACTACATGACTTCATCCGGTGGTGGTGGTACAGTATAAAATAGTTCTGCTTAAATTTGTATAAATAGATGTATGGCAGAATTATTTGGATATGAAATAAACAGGAAGAAAGAGGCGGCAAAGGCGAAATCCTTTGTCGCCCCTTCCGACGAAGAAGGCACACTAGATATTGCTGGTGGGGCTGGCTTTTTTAGCCAGTATGTCAACCTAGACAAAGCAGCAAAGAATGATTGGGACCTAATTCGTAAGTATCGTACAACATCTGAAGCTCCAGAGTGCGATCAAGCAATTGAAGATATTATTAATGAATCTATTACGGCAGATGAAACAGACAGTTCCGTAAAACTTGACCTTGACCATGTAGACTTGTCCAAGTCTATAAAAACAAAAATCGTAACAGAGTTCGATGAAGTTCTACGTTTGTTAGAATGGAAACATCGAGCACATGATATCTTTCGTCGTTGGTATGTAGACGGACGTTTATTCTATCACAAGATGATAGATGAGAAACAGTCACGAAAGGGTATCACTGAACTACGTTATATTGACCCCAAGTTTATCAAGAAGGTTCGCCTTGTAGAGAAAGATAAAGGTGAACAGAAAACTGATGGTATCGAACTAGTCAAACGAGTTCAAGAGTTTTACATTTATAATGAAGCAGGTGTCTATCCAGGTCTAACAGGTATTGGTGGACCCGGTGTAAAGAATTCACAAGGTCTCAAAGTTTCACCTGACAGTGTTGCTTACTGTACATCAGGTATCTTCAACCCCACAACAAAACAAGTTTACGGTTATTTGCATAAGGCAATTAAACCAACAAACCAACTTCGCATGATGGAAGATGCAACAGTCATCTATCGCATCAGTCGAGCACCAGAACGAAGAATCTTCTACATTGATGTAGGCAATCTACCCAAACCTAAAGCAGAAGCTTATCTCAAAGATGTGATGAGTCGATATCGCAATAAGGTTGTATACGATGGCAACACGGGTGAAGTCAAAGATGACCGTAACCAAATGTCTATGTTAGAGGACTTTTGGCTGCCACGACGAGAAGGTGGACGAGGTACAGAGATTACAACCTTGCCTGGTGGACAAAACTTAGGTGAGATGGAAGATGTACAATACTTCCAAGAAAAACTTTATAAGTCTCTCAACATTCCCATCTCACGATTGCAGTCTGACTCTGGTTTCAACATGGGTCGATCAGCAGAGATTACAAGGGATGAGATTAAGTTTACAAAGTTTATTCAGAGACTCCGAAAAAGATTCTCTATGTTGTTTCAAGACTTACTCAAGACTCAGTGTGTATTGAAAGGTATTCTTACTGTTGAAGATTGGGAAGATATGAAAGAAGATATCATCTTTGACTTCAATGATGACAATCATTTCTTTGAACTAAAAGATGCAGAACTTCTAGAGTCACGAATCAATCAGCTAAACTCTGTAACAGAATATGTTGGTACATATTACTCTATTGAATGGGTGAGAAAGAATATTCTCAAACAAACTCAAGAAGAAATGCAGATGATTGACAAACAAATTGAAGATGAGAAAAACAGCGGTCAAGTTGACCCAGAAGCTGGTAAAGATATGGGCGGTCCTGAAGGTGGGTTTGGTGACCCAAGTCGGGGTGTAGAACAAGAACCTGATTGGAACGACCCAAATGATGATGAAGAAGAAGATGAAACTGCATAAAAATAACTAATGATAAATATTAGGAAACTATAAGGAGATATTATTATGGCAAACAGTAGAGACATTATTAGTGCTGTTGCAAACGGTGATCTAAACAAGGCCAATGGCATTTTTTCAGATGTTATGGTTGCAAAGGCATCTGATGCTTGGGACGTTGCTCGTATGGATGTAGCCCGAACATCATTTGACGATGTTACTCCAGAGGTTACAGACGTACCAGTAGACACTGGTATTACAGGTGATCCTGAAGAAGTTCCTACAGAGGAAATAGAGGAAGAATAAATGAAACTAATATCTGAACACGTTGATAGTATTGAGTACCTGATTGAAGAATCAAAAGAAGGTCCCAAAAACTATCGCATCAAGGGTGTGTTCATGCAGGCAGAGATGAAAAACCGTAATGGTCGTATGTATCCAATGTCTGTATTAGAAAAAGAAGTTGGTCGATATAACAAAGAATATATTAACCAAAATCGAGCCTTTGGTGAGTTGGGACATCCTGATGGTCCAACTGTAAATCTAGAAAGGGTATCACATATGATTACTGGCCTTTATCCCGATGGTAAAAATTTCATCGGTGAAGCTAAAGTAATGGATACACCTTATGGAAAAATCGTAAAGAATCTTATTGATGAGGGTGCCAAACTTGGTGTTTCGTCAAGAGGCATGGGTTCATTAGAACCTCGCCGAGATATGCAGGTAGTCAAAGATGATTTTTATCTGGCAACTGCGGCCGACATCGTAGCAGACCCTTCTGCTCCTAATGCTTTCGTGGAAGGCATCATGGAAGGTAAGGAGTGGGTTTGGGACAACGGCATTATAAAAGAAATGGATATTGAGTCATATAAGAAACAATTAGAAGTAAAATACGCAAAACGATCTGCTCGAGCTGAAGCTCGCGTAAAAGTTTTTGAAGATTTTATCTCTAAAATCTAAATATGATAAATAACTAATATTCTAACACAATAGGGAGTTATCTAAAAATGACAGATATCAACACCGAGCTAGAGCAGATCGCCGAAGAGGAATTTGAAAGCGATACGCAACTAGACGAAGTAGCCGCAGATGCCCCAAAGAAGGGTGCCGCACCAGCTGAGAAGATGGATTCAGTTGAAGGTGAGCGCCAAGATATGGGCCCTGCTGTTGTGTCTCCCGATGCCAAAAGTGATCCAGGCAAAGAAGCTTCTAAGAAAGTAAAGAAGGCTTCTCCTCCAACAACTAAACCATCCGATGCATCCGCAAAGATGGAAGAAGTTGAGGAAGATGAAGTAATTGCTGAGGTCCCTGAGGTTGAGGAAGAGTCGATTGATGAGCGTGTCGCTGCTATGGATCTTTCTGATGATGTTTCTGCTCTAACCGAAACAGACGGTTTAGAGGAAGAGTTTAAGAAGAAGGCTGCTACAATTTTTGAAGCTGCTATTCGGATGAAACTCAAAGAAGAAATGACTCATCTTGAAGAAAAGTATGAAGCAAAACTTGCTACTCAAATCGATGAAGCACAAGAAGAAATGGCTGAGAAAGTCGATGACTATCTCAACTATGTCGTAGAAGAATGGATGAAGCAGAACGAAGTTGCTATGGAGCACAGGCTCAAAGCAGAAATCGCAGAAGGCTTTATGACCGGTTTGAAAGGTCTCTTTGAACAACACAACATCTCTGTTCCTGAAGAACAGTTCGATATGCTTGATTCTGCAGCTGAAAAAGTTGCTGAACTTGAGGATAAATTGAACGAAGCTTTAGAATCAAATATTGAGTTGAGCAAAGTGAATGCCGATTTAAAACGGACTGACATTCTACTCGATGTGGCTTCTGATCTAGCTGATACAGAAGTAGAAAAATTTGCTGGTCTAACAGAAAATATCGAATACATGAGCGAAGAAGATTTTCGTGAGAAAGTCGAAACAATCAAGGAAGGATATTTTCCAAAGGCAACAGCAACAACACCAAGTGATGATACTGCAGCACCAGTAGAAGGAACAGAAGAAATTGATCTATCCGATACAATGGGCTCTTATATGTCTGCTATCTCACGAACTCACATCCGTGAGAAAGCGGAAGCTTAAAAGTTTTACACACAAAAAGGGAGAAAAATAAAATGTTTCAAACGGAACAACTACAGGAGAAGTGGCAGCCAGTCTTAGGTCACCCTGATCTTCCCGAGATTAAGGACCCTTATCGTCGGGCAGTCACTACTGTAATCCTAGAAAACCAAGAGCGTGCAATGAGGGAAGATAGTGCATTTCTTTCAGAAGCTGCTCCAACCAACGCAACTGGTTCAGGCGTCAGCAATTGGGATCCAATCCTAATTTCGCTCGTTCGTCGTGCCATGCCTTCACTAATTGCTTATGATATCTGCGGCGTTCAGCCAATGACTGGACCTACAGGTCTTATCTTCGCAATGAAGGCACGTTATACATCACAGGCCGGTACAGAAGCCCTGTTCAATGAAGCCGATACCAAATTTGCTGGTACAGGTACTCATACAGGTTCTGACGTACTTAAAGCTCTAAGTGCTGGTAACTTCTCAACAGGTACAGGCATGGCCACAGCATCTGCTGAAGCCTTAGGCGACAGTGCTGCTAATGCTTTTGCCGAAAT